TTTTGACGTATTTCATCAACAGCAGCACGAGATTGTTCAATAAACTGATCTATCTGCTGACATTCTTTACGAACTTTCGCTATTTGTTCATCAGTCAATTGCATACCTTTTTCAGATACTTTCAAAGACATATTATTCAACTGAACCGTACCAGAGTTAAGAGCATCACGAAAAGCAGCGTCAGACTTTAATATATCATTTTGGTAATCTTGTCCAATAGCTTCTTTATCAGTTTTATTCGCTTGACTTTCGGCTAATTTTGCTTGAGCATTCGTCAAACGGGTAGTAGCAGCCTGTGAAACAATATCGCCAATAGTACGTTTATTAGCAAGGTTAGAAACATCAGTAGGTTGAGAACCTTCTCCAGCAGTCATTTCAGGAGAAGCAGCAGACAAATTTTGTTGTCCGTACGCAAGGTCAGGATTCAAACCTGCATCTTTAAAACGTGCCATTTGTGCAGCAGGACTATTGTAAGCGTTTTCACGATTCCACTGGTCAATATTCCACTGATTTTGCAGTTTGGCAAGGTTCAAATTCCAATCACGATTCTTTTGGTTTTCCTCTTTTTGGGCAGAAACCTGTTTATCTATATTTTTATTGCCGGCAACAGCACCGGCAATAGAACTAAAAATAGAAAGTGGCATAATTATCCAAATTTACGTTTATCAATTTTATGTGCCTTAAGCACTTTATTTTTGGAAACCTGTTCAAGTTCCCAAAGTTCACACATATCAGCGGAACGCTTAAATACGGGTTCAATGTCCCAAGATTTAGCAGAGGAAATAGAATCACCTTCAAGGAACTGTTTCTCATTCGGAAGATTAACGGCAATGCCTCTATCTGTCAAATCCTTGATATTTTGGGGAGTAAGGGCAAGATTAGGTTTAGTAATCTCATAGTCAACACCTGTTTGAAGTTTACAGGTAACAGGCTTAATTTGAGCCTTCAAAATTCTTTTTGCCATAACAATAAAATTTAAAATAAATATTTTTAGGGGTATAGCACCGCACGCCTAGCGTGCTGATGTTCCGTCGACGGATATCAAGGTACTAGACGTTAAGAGGTGCTACGCGCACCTAATTGTACCTCTCGACGTTCAAACGCCACGCAGGCTTTTACCATTCGGATAATAACGCACACGCGTATAATACGCGCGTACGCTATAAAACAAACTAATCCAAACGAGGAATAGCAACACGGGCAATAGGCAGTTTACAAGTAATGTCCAACCAAATTTGACCGTAAATCTTATCCGTAGTTTCAGTAACTGCAAACACATCAGTAACCTGTTCAGGGTCAACAGTCAAGAAGCTTTGAGCAAGTTGCGGTTTTTGGTCAAACACACGATGCATAAGGAAATTGCTCAAACTTGTACGGAACAAACCATGCGCAACATCATATTTTTGCGCAAACTCATACCACGGTCGATTGTAACCAAAGGTTTCAGTAAGAGAGTCAGGATTATCATTATATGCCTGAATAGGACATACCTCATTATATTTAATAGGCTGAAAGCCAATCAAGTTAAATTCAGGCTGATAATGTTCCATAAGACCGCGATAAGTAAAGTGTTTCGGCAACAATTGAGTATAAACGGGTAGGGGAGTGACAATAAGAAGACCCATTATTATAGATTCTTCATCACAGAAGCACTCTATATTTGCATTCGCTTCACCACGGACACCAGCAAGACCAGCTTGTGAACCAAGTGCCTTATCATAATCACTTGTTTGACCTTGTACATTTTGGTCTACTGTTTGAGTAATACTATTAACGTCAATATCACGAGAGACACCGCCAAAAAATTCGGGCATAAGCAAATCAGCATAACGTACCTTTACATCAAATCGACCTTCTACAATATCCTTGTAGGAATAGCCTTTACGCATATTCAGTTCAAGAAATTTTTGATAACAATTAACCATACGGAGGTCGGGAATAGAAATACCTGATGTTGCAAGGTCATACAATGAACGGGCTTGACGTACTTGCGTACCGTTATCAAGTTCTACGTACTCAACACCTTCAAGACCTTCATCAGATTGTGTAAAAGAAAGTCCATACTTTTTACCGTCTTCATCAACAAGAGAAGTTTTTATAAGTTCAGTACGTGTACCGTCTTCATTCTGAACGGTTTGTGTATAAGTAGTAATACCAACTAGAGGAGCATTACCTTGTTGCGGAGACTGAACAGCAGTTGTTAAGAAATCCTTTTCCCAGTTGGCATATTTTAATTCATACAAAGTAGTATCAGCTCCACCTTCATCCGTAGGAATCCATTTATTATACTGAACTTGTCCGTTCAGATAATAGGGATTATTACGGTTGTCACGGATAAATGAGTTATAAATACCTTCATAGGCACGGAAAGCATAAGCAAGAATTTTTTGTTGTTTAGTACCCATACCAGAAACCGAACTATACCACGGGGATGTATCCAAAGTAAGTTCATGAATCACATCAGGATTACGAACAAGAGAAGCGGAGGAGCATTCCAAATCCGAACTGATAGAAACAGTAAACTGAACGCTAGAAGTACCACCAACAGTAGGAGAAACAGTAAAATACTTATCTCTGAATGAAGAAAAAGTACAAGACCATTTATTAACAGAGCCTTCATACTGTAACCAAGATTCAATACCCAAGAACGGTTTATAAGACAAACAGAATGTAACATCTTTACCACGAAGAGCAGCAAGGGCTTCAGAAGTAAGAGAAGCATTAACAGCCAAATGTCCTTCACCGTCAGGACGAATAGCAAACGGACAATCAAAAGATTTACCGTCAGGACCGATAGCAATAACAAAAATAAACTGATTCAAATCACTACAATCAGTAGGTTCACCGTTAAGAACAAACTGAACATAATCAGATTGAACAAAAGAATCATCAATAGTACAATCAGCTTGAAAATATTTTCCAACAGGAATACCAGTATCAAATGTAGCACCAGTAGAAGCTGGATACACATAAGTATTATTATTGGTAAAACCAAGCATAGAACGCAACTGCATATAACTGGAAGCATCAACAATACCAGGAGTACCAGCAAGCACACCACGATTATTAGAAACATCAGCAATATAATAACCCATTTTGGAATACCAATGAGAAGAACTCAATTCCAAAGGAGTTGAAGTACCGCCATAAGAACCGACAAGAGTAGTAGGTAAACCAAGATAATCACCAAGAGAACCAGTTGAACACATCTTTTTAAGACGTTCACTAGTATTTATATCCAAGTAAGGTTCTTCCAAACCTTCACGGAAGTTACCAACAAAGTCCTTATAATCTTTCCAAAGAGCACGAAGAGGATAGCGAAACCACATAATACGAGCCTTCATACGTGTCTGAATAGGAAATACCATAGGCATGAACTGCAAGCCGAAACGAGGATTCACACGAAACGATGTTTTTGCAGGTACCATATCACAGAAGATAGGAGTAATACGACCAATCTGAGTAGTCAAGTTATTAGCGTGGGACCAATCAAAATTGTTAACCTTAATATCATTATTAGGGTCAAGAGTTGCATCAAAAATGTTTTGTGCCATAATTACTTTTTTAATACAGGGTTAATACTAAGAGAATCAACAGAAGTTGTTTGCTCCGTACCTTGGTTCGAGTTGTTATTTTGTTTCTGAACCGAGAGACTAAGCGTACAAGCCGAGGTAAGAATGATAGCCGCAATTGTAGTAATACAGGTGCAGACCGCAGTAATGATTTTGTGGATTTGGTCATTTGTTAGTTTCATTTTATTAATTGATATTTAGGATTAGTAATTTGTTGATAATTAGCAAGAAAAAGTTTGTCGGGATTATAACGACAAAGACAATCACGTAACTTTTCAGCAGCACGGACAGTAGGAAATTCACCAAGAAGAAATGTAGTAATTTGTTCTTGAGAAGCACGATAGAGTACATTAATAGTTACTCGCAACAAATATTCGGGTTCTTGTTTTGCCATTAGTCAGAAATTAAAGAAGTTGTACAAATATAATTGGGAAGAAGATTAAAGGAACGGACTATACTACGAGCCTGGACAACAGTAATACCAAAGAGGGAAAATTGATTAACAGGAATCAACTTAGTAACACGATTACCATTAGAAAGAACCACACGAACATAAGAAACCGTAAAATCAAAATCACGAAGTTTCTCAAACTCTGTTTTCATGTTATAATATTCACACTTTTTCATATTAAACATTACTATATAGATTCATCAATCTTAGCAACAAAAACATACTCGTATTTTGTACGCAAATATTTAGCACGAGCACGAATAACAGAACGAGGAACATTCATACGAGTTTCATAGAACGTAAGAGAATCGAGGTTACAACAACGAATAATGTAAGAGTTTAATTTTTCAACTTTTGTAGGCATAACTTTATAGCGTTTTAATTATCACGCTACAAATGTGGGAATAATCAACATTATGTTTAATAGAAAAAGGGAACAATAAATAAACTTTGCTCCCT